GGATTTCGTAGGAGCACTTGAAGACGCTGCCGTAGTCCTCGAAGTTCACTTGCGAAAGGAGCATGCAGTCGAGCGTGTCCTTGAGGAAGGTCGTTCCGATGTAGTCAGGGAGCACCTTGACCGTGGAACAGAAGTTGTTGCTTCCCGAGGTCGTACCGACAGCGGAACGGAAGGCCGCCGTCTTGACCGTCTCCGTAGACTTGAAATAAAGCACCCCGGAGAAGGAGGTAACCTGGGCAAGGTAACTTGTCTTGCCGTAGTAGTGTTCGTAGTCCGGGTCGACGAAGCCGATGAATCGGCCACCCGTACCCGTCTCGAAGCAGGCGCCGTGATAACCTTCGCAGGAAGGGACGACCACGGGCTTTTTGGTCGTGGCGTTTAAAACAGTGACCGGAGGCCCGAGGGTCGAATCGTCGTAAGCGCCGCCAAAGTCCGAAGGCAGGCCGGCGATCGGTGACGACCCAGCGTCAAAGCCAGCCGCGGCCTTGAAGAAGTTCGGGTGGGAGGTGATGGGTTCAGTCGTCAGGCCCATCGAGCCGGTGACGTTCGGGTTGGTCCAGTTTGACTCGCCGTTCTTTACGCCGATGTATTCTGCGGTGATCGTGGCAATCCCGAGCATATCATAGACGACCTCAATCTTGTGGACCGCCATGAAGTTGAACTCGGTGATCGGGTGGGCGGCACCGCGAACAAAGGACGCCAGACCGCTGAGGGCCTCGGCGCGGTTCATCTTGAAGACGCACCGGCCCGTGTAGAGGCCGTAGCCGTCGGTGGCGACGTTCCAGCCAGGCTGGAGCATGGCCGTCGTCAGGGGGTCGCCTTGGTCAACGCGTACAGGAGTATAGGGCATAGATTATTTTCCGCTTAGGAGTTTAGCGCGGGAGGGGGCGGCGGTGGACTTATCTCCCTTGGAGAAGTCGACGGCGGCGACGGACTCTTTGGTGGCGATCATCTGGAGCAGTTCGGTGTGGCGCTTCAGCTCGTCGATTTGCATCTGGGCCATCTCGATGGCGATGTTCGAACCGACGCCGATGACGTTGCCGTAGCCACTGATTTCACCGGGCTTGCTTCGATTGGCGAACTGCCTGAGCTCCGTTAGTTCCTTCGTGGCTTCAGCAATCTTCTTCGTGTTATCCTCAGGCCTTGCGATGTTTGGCGATCGGTCGAGAGCACGCCTGGTTAGCAGGTCTTGCATCTCAGAGTCTTTTGACATCGAACTGATGCCAAAATACATCATAGAACTTTTCAGGCCCCTTCGCATATTCTCAAGGAAGCCCTTACCTTCGCCTTCTTTTTCAAATTGCCTGAGGGCTTTATCGGCCTCTCCTCCGAAACCAAGGAAGCCACTGTCATTTTCCATGTGTGCTTCTGCGATTGCCTGCTTCGCTAGTTTTGCGTTCTTGATGTCGAGCGCCTCTTGGTTGGCTCGCTTGGCTTCACGGGCTGAAGCAGTGGTTGTTTCGCTCAGAAACTTAGACTCTCCCTTTGCCGCGAAGTCTAAGGCATCCTTAGCATCTTGCTTGGCTTGTGCGATAGATGCGGAAATGGAATTAACGACAGAATTAAAGATGACAAGAGGGGCTACAAAAGATAGGGCAATATCCTTAAAGGCTGTGCTAAACTTCCTCTGAATATCTTCAGTCTGTTTTGCAAACGAAACGACGGCCCTGCTGGCTTTGCCCATAGCCTCAGGGACATCTGACTTTGTCTTGAGGATAAGTCCTAATTCTTGGTCGGCCATAGTTGTCAGGGGGTTTCCTTTGCTGGATTGGAAGCGGCGGCCGCGGCATCTTTAGCCTCCTCCTCGGCCATGAAGGCCTCCTCCTCCGGCGACATGATCGCCACGTCCGCACCCTTGGAGATAGCCAGGGCGGTGTTATACCAGATGGCCTGACACTCCGGCATCTCCCATGCACGTTTCTCTGGTATGCCGTTAAGAATAAGGTTTGCGACGATAGCCAAAGGCCATGGAACACCCTTGTCTCCGCCTGACTTCTTGGCCGTCTGCTCCCAGAACTTCGGCCAGTCTTGCACCAGGATATACCCGGCGAAGGCCTCCAGCATCTTTTCGAACTTTGCAGGGTTGCGGGACAGGTGCATCATCCGCAGCTGATCGCGCCAGCCAATCTCGCCCAGGGGTTCCTCGGCGCATACTTGGCATGCAAAGATAAGGTCGGCGGGAGTGATGCCGCGAGAGCCCGTCACCAGTGGGGAGTCGAAGGCCATCAGCCGCACCCGGTACTTTAGGCACCACGGGTAAAGAGTTCGACCCAGCAGCTGAAAAGGTGCCGGGTCGATAAATGCGTTAAGGAATCGTTGGTCCACTCCGCCTAGTCTAGCCCGCTAGGGGCGAAGTCAATTAGGCAGGCGTGATACCTTCGTAGTCGATGGCCGTCACGGTGACCGCGGTGAAGCCCTTGTTGGAGCCCTTCTCGTCAATCTTGGTGATGGTGCCGACAAAGGACACGGAGGCCAGACCAGACGGGTAGGCCGTCTTGGCGTTGGTCGTGAAGCTGAGGGTGGCGCCAAGGACCGGGGGGGTGTCCGTTTTGCAGATGCCCTCGACCGTCAGCTCGGTCTTACGATCGTCGAGGCGGTGGGTCTTCGTGATGCCCGTCTCGTCGACCACCGTGGCCTCCGCGTTGAACGAGGAGGAGACAGAGTAGGACTGCACGAACAGGTTGGTGACAGTACCCGCAACACCGTAGAGGCAGGTCGTTCCGTTAGAGATGGCGGCCATTTGTATTTGCTCGCTTTGGTAACCTTACGCGGGGAACACCGCAAGGAGGTCGAAACTGAAGGACGTTGCCCAGGAGCGTTCGTCGACCCCTTCGTCTTCGGAGCCGATGGTGACGTCATAACAGGACGCGTCGCCACCCGCCGTGAAGGCCGCCTTGATGCTGGTCAGGTCGCGCATATTGCCGGACAGGGCGGCGCAGCGGAGGCGGTGATCGGCAAGGGTCGTGTCGTCGGCGTTCGAGAAAAGCGTGATGCGGACTGAGCAGGAGTAGTTGCCGAGGCCCTCAGGGAGGTCGCTAGGGGCCCGTGCGGACTCGCAAAGGACCACGGCCTTGGGCAAAGTCTGGGTCGCGGCGCTGTCGCCCGTCAGGAAGGCAATGGTGGTCAGATCGGTCTGGGTCGAGAGGTAGGTCGCGACGGTAGACTCGACGATGTGGCGGATGGATTTAGTGCCCATAGTATTTATTAAAGTTGGAAGTTCTTGAAGTTAGGACCAAGAAGATGCTTTAGACGTAACAGCATTTGTTTGCTCCGATTAGCCATGACTAGCGGAACTACACTTGCGTCTACGGCGATGTTATTGACGTTGCCGCGGTTGTTCCTGACCAGCACTTCAACATTTTGGGAGTCCGCCGAGACACGCGACATACCAAGGCCCGACGAAGTATGTCGGTTAATCCAAGCTACCTTGAGGAGGTCGACGCCAAAGTCCTTTGGGACTCCGTTGATTACTGGCCTTGGCAATGATCGGAGAGCCGCGGCCCATCCTGATTTGATATAACCGACCATTGCCTGACGTTCCTTGATGTATGCATCAAGCTCACCCTTGCTTTCAATCAGCATCTTAACTTTGGTCGGGCGGACATTCTTCCCGATGCGGCCGCCAAACTTACCTTTGATGCGATTGTGCGGGGGGCGTAGCTCCTGGATAAAGCCTTGGCCGTATTCAGTCCGCACGGGGTTTGTCGTGTTGAAATAGTTCTTTGCCTTCTTGAACGCCCGGTCATAGTCCTGGTCATTGGCGATTTTACGCATGATCGGGGATAGGCCTTTTAGCGCCTGCATCTTTCCGTTGCCGATTAATTTGTTAAACAGGCTGACATCATTGGACTTGGTCGCATAAGCAAGTTGATTAGTCAGTAGGGCTGAAGCCGAGTTACTGTTGCGGTCATTTGCTGCCACGTAGATTTTGCGGATGTCCCCTGCCACGGCGTTGTCTCCGGCCACTTGGGCCGCCTTGGAGAGGCCACGACCGCCGCCCTTAGGCATAGGAGGGGTGAATGTTGCCGCGTCTTGGCAGGCCAGTGCGGCTTGCTCTAGCGCTGCATCTTTCATGGTCTGACCCGTCTCAGCGGCAAAACGGCGTAAGGCCTCGATAAATCGATTTTGACTACGAGGATCGACGCTGACCGAGACCACAGGGGTTACTGGTTATCGTCGATGACGACGAGCGTGATCCATGCCGACCCGGGCTTGTAGGTCTGGGTCGTGATGCGGACGGTCTTCCCGCCGGCCACGATTTTCTTGCCCTGGCCTAGGCTGGCGATGGGGACGCCTCCCGACAGTAGGGCCGCCGATGCCCCAATAGACCCGTCTGGCTGGCTCCAGGAGGCCGTTACAGCGGGCACCCTGACCGAGTACTGGGTCCGCTCACAATACCCCCCTGCTTCGAGGACGGTCTGCACGGCGGGGTCGGAGATGAGGCAGGAGAAGGTAATCGCACCAGAGTTGCACGACCCGGCCACGCCGAAGTCCGCGATCATCTCTTTGGCGTCAGCCAGGAACTCAGAGTAGAGGCTCATCCTATCATTGCCCGATTTGGGAACAGGCACAAAAAAAGGGCCCCTTGCGGAGCCCTTTAGTTCGTACCCTAGTCCGCTATTAGGCGGTCTTGAGGCGGACGAGGGAGGTGGCGCGACCGACAGCGGCACCGAACATGAGGGTCGCGGTGACGTTGAGGTAGCCGCTCTGTTCCATGCCAACGAGCACCTGCACACCGAGGCCGGTGTCGGCGTCAACAGCGTTGGAGACTTCGAAGCCCGGGATGTCCATGCTGTCCGGCAGAGCGGAAGCGAAGGCGATCGCGTCAGGACCAGCGACCCAGCCGGCGAGGTTTTCGCTGTTGGTAG